CAACTGTTATACCCTGTTACCTGTTTTTATCTATGATGACTAAAACTTATACTTCAAGCCAAGCTTCGTTCCATAAGCATTAGTTGTATCTGTAACGATAGCAAATTCACCATAAACATCTACTTTATCTGTAGCTGCTACTGAACCACCAACTTTACCAGAGAAGTTTGTGCTTGAATCTGCACCATCAGGGTTAGACAAGAACGCACCACCTTGTAAGTAGTAAGAAGCAAAATCATTACCACCCTCGTACCCTAGATGCAGATCCGTTCCAGATCCTATGTAATCTTTACCTAAGAACGCAGCATTGTTTTCTACATTAATATAAAAACCAGCAAATGCAGGTGTTGATAGTGCTGATGCAGCAGCTATTGTTAATACTTTTTTGAGCATTTAATTAAAAAAATTAAAGTTATATACTAATGGATTTCAAATGCTTTTCAAGGTTTTGTTACTACGACATGATCTTGTCTTACACGCTCCACTGCAATAAATTCTTCTTTGCTCCATAGTATTAAAAGCTGTGCCACAAACAGGACAAGTCTTAAATAAATTACCTTCTACTTTTTTACGTCTTCTTTTACCTCTTTTGGTTTATCAATTTCTTTTAATAACAGCTGATATGCTTGTATTCCTCCTTCAAGCTTTAAAATGTATTGTCTTTGATTTATTAATTCCTGCTGCCATTCAAGAATCTGTTTTTCTATAATTTCTTTCATTAATATTTAGTTTTTCCTAGTGTAACCGCAGCGTCTTGCTCTGTGAAGTCTTCAGTTGTCCAAATGCTAGTCGTACCATCTTCTTTTTTATATGCCTTAATAATTTCTAGATGTTCTACGTTGCGTTTAATCCTCTCTTTGTTCTTATCCGTTAAAGTTTCTAACGCTGCTAATCTATTTATAACATTAACGCTATCACCAGCATTTTTAAAGATGGTTGCAATCTCTTCAGTAGTACGTTCAGCCATTTGATTTAAGTGTTTCAACTTCTATTGTAAGCTCTTGTATCGCTTTGACAAGAATAGGTATAAGTTTACCGTAAGAAGCTTCTAGCCTGTCTGGGTTATTATCCATTACTATTTTTAAATAA